CACCAGGATAATGCACTATGTTACTACACACACGATACAACTCTGCAATAACGCCGTTCGGTCCATTCTCAGTTATATCAAAATCTTCATCATCTTCATCAAAACCCGGACCTGCATCATCTACTCCCTCTTTCTGTATTATATATTTACTTCTGCTTTTGTAAACCAATCAAAAAGCATAACATCATCTTTATGCTTCTTCTTTTGCTCCTCATGCCCTAGTTGCTGAGAAAACATTATTAAACTCACCCTTCTTTATCTTCTCCACCAAATCAAGCTTCACCCTCATCAACTTCATCGATTCCCACAACCAATTGATTGCAACAAGCATCAAAAAGATGAAGACACCCTCACCCACTAAAGCCAAAATAACCATCAACGTTTCTAATCGATGCACCAACTCAATCATTATCTCAACCCTTCGATTCCTTTAGCAAAGACGCAATCTTAACCAATGCCACTTTTGAATCTTCGTCCCTCCATGATGGTCGATTGTTTCTCATGCCCAACAAATCGCCAACAGCACAACAAAAAGAATACTCACGAATCAAATGCCATGTGATCCCTCTGACCACAAACAACAACAACACAAAAAACACGAAGAAGGACATATTTGACAAAAACGGAAGCACCAACCAGACAATTACTACCATCACCACATCTTGCCCCATACCATCCAACATCTCCAGAAGCATTTGAAACTGCTCAATGTCCATCTCACTCTCCTTTTTGCACTAGATTATTTTTTTAGTCTACACTCTCAGTTGCATCAGCTATTACTGGCACATGAATTGTAGAACCATCTATCCCCCCTGATCTCATCACACAAGGGAATTCATATGGTTCAGCTTTTCTCACCATACCTGCTCTGGCTCTGCAATCTTCTTCCGTCCATGATTTGTGTGCTACTAACTCTCCCGTTTTTGTATCTCTAACTCGACTAACAAATCCTTCTTCTCTTACTACACGGGACGCTTCTTTGATCTGATCTGCTACCGGAAGGTATGCATTCTTATTGTCATCCTGGTCTACTGCTCCCCTACATTTTCTACACTGAGTATGGTAGCCACTCAAAAAAATACTTCCACACGATCTGCAATCCCTCAATTCTCTCAGTCTTTTCCTTTCTGCCATTGCTAACTCCTTCTAGCTAAAACACACTATTCATCAATACTCAATTTGAATAAAAACTTCACTACGCAATTTCAGTTTTGCTTTCACAATCTTAGCCGAAAACTCATCTTCTATTTCAGAATCATCGTACGTTGGTAAATCAAAATATGCACAACTTTCTATTTTATTCAACCGAACCTTAAAATACCACCCTCCATCATCCCTATTTACTTTAGCTGAAACTCGTGACAAAGACAAACGATCAAAAACAACCACATCAAAATCAACACCTTCTGGAATATCAAACCAGTCACAGAGAAATTCTTTACGTTCAATTTCTACATGATCTGACTTAACCCAATGTACCCCTTTTTCCTCTATACATGTCACTCGAAACAATTCAGCCATCACTAACTCCTCGAAACAATTCAGGAATAATAGTAGCTTCAAACCCTTCACACATTTCACAACTTCCACAACTTGTCTTTTGCTGCTTGCGTTGAAAACATTTCCCTTCTCGGAATAGTTTCCACTCTAATCAAATCCATACGATCAGCATCCCAACAGCATCCTATTGTAGGATCAAAACTCAACTCCCCTCTTGTATGCCCCGCTATTGCTTCCTTCAGTAATAAAAACTCATCATCGGACACCCATTCTCCCAGCAACTCTTCTCTATTAACTTCTACCCACTTTACCGCTTCCTCCCCATGATCGGAACAACATCCCTCTGTTGTTCTCTTTGCATCATGAAGAATAGCAAACAATCGACACACCTTAATATTTACTTTTGATCCTTTCATTGCTCCCATCATTGAAACATTTTTATCTACCTTCTCCCAATGTCTCTTACCATGATATCCATTCACATCCATCTTATATTCTTTTTCCACCCTTTCCCAAAGTTGAGAAAGTCGTATAGACATTCTGAAAGGGCGACACATCACAACATCATGAACATTCTCAGGAAGAACAGCTATCTCCCATTCACCCTTACCATTGAAAAACCCTAGCACATCCTTCTTATTTACAATCCCTTCAGATACTACGCCGTCTCCTGTCTGAAACCGATCAGCAAACCAGCATGCTTTCCAATACGAAACCGTCCACGACATCCCCATCACATTTATAGACTGATGTCCCCTATATGCTGTAAACACTTCAGGAAGACTATCCAAAAAAGAAAGCTCATCCTCTTCCATCATATGTCCATAACGACTTTTTTTCTCTGGGCCATCCTCCCACAACTCATGCACAACATCCATCATTTGCCACATATTTTCAGTATCTACCCAACACAAAGCAAACAACTCCCAAAACTGTCCAGGTAATATACTCGACTTGTAATCCCTCCATATATTCTGAAGAGCTTGAAAACGATATGGACGCTCATACATCCAAATCATATGACCCCAATCCTTTTTCTTGATAGCCTCTTCCACAATCCTTCTTTTTTGACGAAGCTGTTCATTTAGCATTGCATTCATCATTGGATTATAGGGAACAGCAAACACCAATGGATACTTAATACAGTCCCACCCAAGCTTACCTCCCATATTCTCTTTGCAAAGAACCAAATCACGATCAAGTGGTTCCTTGTCCCCTTTTTCAACAAGCCTTTCCAATAGATCCTTTTGTCTCTCTAATGCGTTTAGTTCATCACCCATTTTTTGTCTCCTCCTCTTCCTCCAAAGACCACGTTAACTCATACAAATACTTTTGATCCCTTTCCAAAATATCCTCAAAGAATTCTGTATAATTATGACTAATCCTAAGCAGTTTGAACGATTCCCTTTCCGCAATATGCCATGCACGTACTGTTAGATTATCTGTTCGATGATGGATCATTTCCCATCCCTTTGTCGGGCTTGAACATACCTGCTCAATTCTCGATTTACTTCTGAAAGCCATTCAAGACACTCCAATGGAACTTCTTTGTAAAGAGTCCCTTTGTAATGCCCAAACTCTATGCACTTTTGGCCAAACAACTTCATCTGATGTTTATTGAAGGCCCCTTTATCAAAAGCCTTCACAGGAATATGCTTCATCACCACAGTCAAAAAAGCATCCACATACTCCTCATCCTCTGACAACACCTGTTCCATTACTTCTTCTGCCCACACTCTCCCTTTGATTCGATCTGCTACTATTCGTTCCCGAACACACCTTGGTAATAATTCAAACTCTTTTGGAGAGCATCGCACTTACTATCCCCCTTGATTTCATGCAACAATGCTTGTGCTTCTTCCCGCTTCCGCACGAGCACTTCTCATTTCGGCTCTGCCTGCTCTTCTTCAATATCTTCCGTTCCGTGAGTACCATCTTCTTGTCCATCAGAATACATCCTTTCTAACGCTTCTACACGAACCATAATTCGTCCTAACAGATCAGCTAACTCCAATTTGGCATTTGTTAGCACAATACACCACTTCTTACATCGACGCTGCCTCAAACACAAAAAAAGAATTAACCCCAACAAGATCAAATCAAAAAGCATGGTATTTCTCCATTGAAATACGCTTTGGAAATACCTCTTCCAGTGCCTCTTGTATCTGCCGAATCTTCACAGCAGACAAGAGGTTGTCTGAATAATGATCCCAACAAGCAGCCGCCGCCAATGCAGCTTCATTAACAACAACTCTTCTCTGATACTTTCGTTCACCTTGCTTGACCATAACTATTCCTCCACTGTAATCATTCCATCAGGCCAAAGAATGGCAATCGTTTTTTCCATCCTCCTAGCATAGCCTACCCAAAACCACCCACCTCCCCATCGTTTTTTCTGCAACCCTTTTGGACAGAAAAAAAGGGTATTGCACTCATTTACAACATCACAGTATCTTTTGAACGAAGTCTTTACCTCCCACGTCACTACATCATCGTCAACTCCATTCCTATCACAATGCCCCCGCACACCCCTAGTTGAAGGATGAACAACCACAGAAAATCCACGTTTGACTACAATTTTGTGGAATGTCTCACATGATCCCACTTCATCACCATGATGAATACTAGACTCCATTGAATACTGTCCCAATAGCCGAATAATACTTATTTCCTGCTCCATAGTCAAAAAACTTTTCGTTCCAATGAACCCGATGTTAGATGCCATGTTCTACAACTCCTCAAAAGTAACCTGTCCATTGGGCCATATGAAATAAATACTCATCTCTTGTTTTCGAGCATACCGGATAGTTGCCCATGTGCCTGAACGTCTTTTCTCTCTTCTCGTTTCTGGACAAGCAATCAACAATCCAGTCTCATTCACTATAGCATGATTTCGTTCTAAATAACCTTTAACTGGCCTTGCCGTTACAGCATCTTTTACTCCATTCTCATCACAAAACGCTCTATCCCTATCCACTTTAGGAGGATGAATAACAATAGGAATATAACCTTGATCCTGTATTGCAAGAACCATCCTATGTGCTTCAGCATCCGCTCCCTTACAATCCCCATGATGAAAACACTCGAATTCTCTTTCTTCACCCAACGTTTCAAGTAACAACGCAAATGACCTCTTCTGCTCCTCAGTCATGCCTTTACGAGTCCCAGTAAACCCAACACCCTTACCAGCACACATACCTCATCTCCTTTTCACCCCAATTCAATTACTTTCCCAATCCTCAAAACAGGATCATGAGTAACCATCACAAACTGAATCCCCATTTCTTCCGATAACGTCTCTATCATTTGTCGCACCCTAGAACGATACTCTCGACTCACAAACCGGAAAGGTTCATCTAGCACTAGCACCTTCCTCTTTGGAGGAATTGACAACATCAAACAAGATAACCGCAAAGCAAACGCTGCAACATCGACCACTCCTCCCCCTGAAGCCGTCAATGGATCAACCTCCAATTCATCACGTTGAAAGTAAAGCCTTGCTTCTGTCTTCCCACGTTTTTCTTCAAATGCAATCCGAAACTCATACGGGTTGTCAAATACCAATTCCAAGCACCGACTAACAATAGAAGCCACTCTCTCTTGAGCTTTATTCTGTATTGTAGAAGCCACAACCTGTATAATCTGCTGTGCTTCTTGAATCGCCTTGATACGCTCTGTCACTTCATCATATGAATCCTTCTCCCTTTGGAACGTTTGTTCCAAAAGATTCACTTTTGCTCTCCAAGCCTCAACCCTAACCTTCAAGCTTTTCACCCCACTTCTCCTTAAATTTCTCCATACTATTATCGTACCCCTTCCTCTTTCTATCTACCAAAGTCCTTCGCTTTTCTATCTTTTGCCTTGCTTGCTCCACTGTCTCCGTCTTCGTTTTGTCCAACAATTTTGTCTCCAGCATCTTCAACACACCTTCAGCTTCCGCCTTCTTTTTCTCCAACCGTTTTACTCTACGCTCCAATTCTAAAAAATCTTCAGTTCTACTCATCAATTTTCTCCATCACATCCAGAATTACAGTTCTTGCTCCTTTCGACACTCCTTCGCTTCTCAATACTTTTTCTATTGTCTTCCGAAAATCCAAAGCCTTCTCTCCCAATTCACGAAGATCATCCATGAACCCCTCCATCCCAATCAACGCACTCTCTGCTTCCTCTTTTACATCTCCAAAAGAAAATCGATCCAAACTTATGTCCAAATAATGAGGCTCAACTTTTCCATTCGACCATAATATTCCCACCATTGGTGCATAATTCTTTTCATCTATCCTCCGTCTCATCAATGTCCCTGCATTGAATATCACTGGTTTGCTTGTTTCCGACATGAACCCTTTATGGTTGTCTCCAAACAACACCACACTTGACCCTTCAAACCTTCTCCTCCATACTGGCATTGAATTACTCTTGGATGCAACACTCACATCTCGTTTATTTGCCATCCAGCAGTATGCATGAATAACTGAAAGAAAAGGCAATCTTGAGATGTCCTTTCTCATACGCACTATGTTATCACCCCACCAATATGCATCAACAGCCATAAACTCTCGACCACAAGGGATACTCATACTATTACGAAGAAGTGACAATCTGTTTGCCAGCACCATTGTCCAAGTAGCCGACTCCTTGCACCTTCCTTCACTGTGATATGGCAAATCATGTTGGCCTAGTACAGAATAAAACCTATCAGGCAAAAACTCTAAAGCAAAATTCACAAGCTTCGGAGGGCTATTCCATTTGTGAAAAACATCTCCACCACAAATCACTGGTATTTCTTCACTCTCTGCCAATTGTGATATCTCCACCAACGGTCGTCTCATTGCTTCATACCAATCAGACTCCTCTGCTCTTGCAACTGGTGGGGTATGCGACAAATGAATATCACTGCACAACACCGCTAACTTTTCAGGCATAAGTCGCTTTCCTTTCTTCCTCAAAAATACGATGCTCTTCTCCATGCTCTTCTGCTGTCATTCCCCTATTAGGAGGAACATCTAAATTTGTATGCCTAGATATCGACCTACCTAAATCCCACATGAAACGACTCCAAATCAAACCAAATACTTCCTTCTCAGAAATCGTTTCCAACTGACGATCACTTCTAATCTTCAAAGCACTTGCCATCCATTTCAATTCACCCTTCACAAACATAATGTATTCCCTTCAATCAGTCACGTATTGCAAGCCATGCTTTTTAGCCACTTCCTTCATTCGACGAGTCACAAAATCTTCAAGTGTTTCTTCACCCTTTTCCTTAACCCTCTCATGCCATTCACCCCGAATCTCTTGCAAATTATCAAAATCTGGTATCACTTCCTCCATTCTCACTGCTATTGAAGGTGTGAGAAGAAGCAAGATGCTATACTCCCTTATACACACTACGCAAGACAGATCATCTTTCCATACATCCAGATCAACTACCGTCTTCCCATTCCGCCTCAAAAAATGAGTCATAACACTTATTCCCCTATTAGAGTTTTCGCCTAGCACCGCACAACGGACACATATCCCCAAACTCTTCTCTCATCTGTTTCTTCTTCTTATCCAACATTGACACTACTTTGTTCAAACCATCATCCGCTGTCACATACTCCCCCCACAATCGATCTGTATCCTTCATCCACTTCTCCGCTGTGTCCAATTCCCCCCTCTGCTCCTTCAATCCAGAAATATCTGGTACTTCTACTTGAACTACTTCCTTAGCATCTTCAACATCTTCCGTCAACTGTTCCACCTCAACACACTTCCTGTTCTCTTCCTCTATTTCCTTTCTTCTCTTCTCCAACTTTGCAAAACCCTTCTCCATTGCATCCACCCACTCTAACGACAACAACCCTCTTTCTGCTTCCTTCATCCTTTTTGCTGTAATCTCCTCTTCAATTCTAGCTTTCCTCAATCTCTGAGCTACATCCTTCAAAGCCTCATCAATCACTGCTAAATTGACAACCTCATTCAACTCTTTCGATACTTGTCCTGGAGTCAACGAAAACCAAAATGAAGCATCATGCTGCCATTGAAAATTGACATCCCCCGTATTGAAAAGCTGAACCACATCTTCTGGCACACTTCTCCCCGTCGCTTTGTTCTTGTCTCCACCATCTATCACATAGTATGAATCCTTCCCCTTACGTCTTTGCACCATCCGACCATCAACAACACAAGACACCTTAACAAAATCAGTGCCTTCCCGTACTACAGAATCTCCCGCCGGCCTACCTTGCACCAACCATCGAATCGCACGAAGAATAGAAGACTTTCCCGTGTCACTCGGGCCCACAATCGTTGTGACATTAGGATCAAACTTTATCCTAAAATCTTTATGGCCTTGAAAATTCTGAAGCCGAAGACGCTCAATCATTCTGGATCGTCTCCTTCCTCTTCCCTTTCAATTTCTTCTGCTTTTCTTGCTAATACTCCTCTAGCTTGTTCTTGTCTATCAACAGCTTTATTCCATAGTGACTCATCCCGATACATCTCCACATTATTCCTTATCAAATCCCCTATCACTGTTGGCTCCAATGCATCCAACTCCCAACTTTCTTCTCCATACCTCACAGCATATGCTTCATATCTTGTATCTGTCACCTTCGCAGGATTTGGAGGTGGTTTATATTCTTCCACCTGATCAAAATTCAATGCAAGTCTTGTCACTAACACGGGTCTTCCTGCATAAAGTGACAACCTCTCCATAATATCTCTTGTCATGTCCATTCCACTAGGATCATGATCGCCAAAATGCAAAACAACTGGTTTTTGTCCACCTAATGCGTATACTCTCAATCTCCTTCCTGCTGCCCACACTTCGCTTTGACTTGCATATCCTCTACATGAAAATAATGCAATATCTAACTCACGACAAACAGGTTCAAAAACACCAACCAACGCATCCTTCTCAACCCAAACCTCCACCCTATTCTTCTGATTCTCCCATAAATCATAACAAAACTGTGTAGAACAAGCTCTAACAATATCTGCTGGACTATCCCAATGAGAAAGTGCCCTTAACTCCCGTGTCCTATCCACAATAGCATCCCAATCAATCAATCCCCCATTCCGCCCATTCGACACCACATTAGCCAACTGATTGTACGAACTGACTTTATTTTCTATCCATCCTCTTGCTACAAACTGATAGTACAATTGCCGAAGAGTCAACTTATACCCCATCTCTGCATACTCTTCTATCACATCATTGGCTCGGCCAATCATCACTAAACTCTTCCTATGAAACTCTGTGTAAAAATACTGCTTCTTCATTCTGGATCTTTCCCCTTAAACCATTTTCTAGGAGCATACCATTCACCATTGTTTCCAGTCATGAATACAAGGTATACCCTAAACAATCTTCCACACTCCGCACACCAAAAACAACTTCCCTTCACCACAGACATTTTAACCATCTCCTCTCCACACTTACATGCTTTTGATTTCATAATTATCACACTCCTCCTATTCAATAACTGACACCTGATCCATTATCTCTTCTGGTGGTGATGTTTCAATTATCTCATTATCACCTTCTATTGGTTCGTTCTGATACCTCTCTGATAAAGTTTTGGGGGGTTGTTATTTTTCCATCTCAGAAAAATCCTGACTTGTCAACACCAAAAGACAAAGAAACAAAAACGAAACACTAACAATCTGAACAAAACGCTTCATCACTCACCTCCTTTGTAATTACACTCTTGTGCCACATCGTCATACTTATACTTTTCGCTCATTCTCTCCATATCCTTTCTATCACCATTCTCTCCATATCCTTTCTATCACACTTCTAATCAACACGGCTGCCGTTGTGCAAATTATCACTACACAAATCCAACCCGCTATTACTTCTATAACTATCATTTCAATACCCCAATTCCTTTTGAACAAGGTTCAGCAACCACAGTGCGTCCGCTTCATCGTCTGTCTCTGGCTCAATCCCAAACTTCTTTTCTGCTGCCATCATCATTGCTACCTTCGATGCTCTTTTCTTTCCTGTCGCGTGTCCTTTAATATCTCCTGATCGTTTTCCTGTATGATCTATTCCATTCGCAGCCGCAAACTTCAAAGCTATCCCTTGCATTCCCACCAACACTTGTGTTGCATGTCCTCCCCTATGATGTGGAAGTTCATACGCCAAAACTTCAAACGGATGTTCTCTTAGCATCCGATCCAAGAAGCACTCTAACCGCACAAACTTCATCCCTGGTGACTCTCCTCTACTCTTTGCAGCAAAATCCTCAACACCACTCGATCCATCTGAATGGGCCCAACCTGTTTTTGTGGCCATATCCAACGCCAATATGTTCTTCTTCATCCTTAACTATCCCACTTGTCGAAAAAACCTCTGATCGTTTTCAACCCATAACTCTTACAAAATCGTTCCCACCTCTTCTCCGATACCTTGTCTTCCTGCAACTCAAATTTTGGTGTGCCATCAAATGGAAGTTTGACCAACTTTAGCATCTCCTTCCACAAAGCAACATTATCTGCTATCGCTTGGTATCGCTTATGCTTCGGATTCATTGTCTCTGTCAAATATGCTATTGCAGACTTCTCCCCTACCCCTGGAATCCCTTTCACATTGTCAGTCGGACATCCAGCAATGGCTTTCACGTCTGCCCATTGACTAGGAAATATACCATACGTCTTGGCAAACCAAGTGACATCCTTCACCTTTTTCCTTGTTGGATCAAACATAGATATCCTTGAAGATAACAATTGATATAAATCACCATCACTTGCAATGATGACACCATGATCTCCCTTTGGAATACTATGCATGCACACTGTAGCGATCACATCATCCGCTTCAAAACCATCCGCCCACAACACATTACGAAAACCCAAACGAAACAAATCTTCCATCCGAAGTCGTTCCAACTGCTCATAAAGCTTTACTCTCTTCTCTTTCTCTTCTTCAGTAAATACCCTATTACCCTTGTACTCTGGATATAGATCATATCGTTTGTTCTTCCCCGCATCAAAACAAAAAATGACACGCCTTGACGAAAACAAATCACGCCATGCCATCAAATCTTGTAGCATATTGAATACTACCGTTGTCGGAACTGAGTCATGTTCCAACTCTGGCATTGCTTCATACGAACGATAGGCCAAGTATGAGCAATCAAGGACAAGCCACACATTAGCTTTTTTCACTTGTATCTCCTTTTCCGCTTGACCTTACAAGCCTCTTCAACTTCCTTCCATGTCTCCTGTACCAAAACTCTCACATCGTCTTCCAATTCTTCCTCTTCAATATGCTTCAATAGTGCTGACCGTGACAACAACAATTCTGGTCCTAAACCACTAACCTCTATTCTCTTGCTCTTCCTTCTCCATGCACCTTCACTCACCAAATAATCTACACACGATCCAATGTCATCTATTCCGTATCCATGCAATATCGGAAATTCTACCGTGTATCTCTTTCCTGTCCCCCTATTCTTTTTTATCTTCACCCTAACATCCACCCCTAACTGTCTTTTCTTCCCCCTGATCTGTCTACTTATCTCCTTGCCCACACTTCCCCAAAGCTGGATAGTTGCATAAAAAAGCAATGCCCTTCCTCCACTATAGGAAGCTGGCTTAAACATATCAAAACTGTCTCTTGTTTGATTCAATATCAATAAGATAGAACCTGTTTTTTTCAACGGTCCTATTAACGTTCTCAAATGAGCCGAATGATACTTAGCCTTGCTATCCGTATATGAACCCTTTGCCTCTGCTCCTTCCTCATTTGCTTTTCGAGTCTGCCTGAACTTCTTAATCTCAGCTTGACTAGACAACGCATCTTGTGAATCAAGTATCCCTATAAATGGCTTGTCTTTTTTCAATGCATCATCAACCCAAGCATAAAAATCTTCCACTGTTTCACTAGCCGGATTCCTCCATTCAATTCGTTCTGCTGTTCTTCTCCCAAAAAACTCTTCAATATTCATCAACGCCCCTTCTTCAACAGAATCATAAATCAGCCTATAATCCTCCCACTTTTTATCATGTGCTGCTTCAGCCAAACAAGACAAACCCAACCATGTCTTACCACACATCGAATCTCCACAAAAAAAGAAATAGTGCCCAGCGGCAAAGGCTCCCTCCGTACTTCCACTACATGCAAGATCCAAACGAGTTGAACCGGAACTGAGCAGTTTCATAGCGTCCACACTGCTACTTTCTTTGCCGCTGAGCATACTTCTCATCTCCTTTATCTCCTCCTGTTCTTTATTCATCAAGTGAATACACTACCCTCTGCTTACAGCATAAATAGAAAACCCCTAACACCTATTCATCATCTTCATCTCTCTCCCAATTGTCCCAATTCTCATCATCATCGTCATCTTCCTCATCCTCATCATCGTCATCATCCTCATCCTTTAGAGGTTTCTTTTTCGACGTTGACTTGCTCTTCTTAGAAGTAGTCTTTTCTTCCTCTGATGTCTTCTTCTTCGACTTGGGCTTCCCCAAATCTCCAGGATCAACATCCCTAAAAATCTCCTCATCGGGAGCTTCCAACAGAAGCGTGCCATCATCATTCACTTTGAGGATCTCACAAGGCATACTATTATAGAACACATCATCACCCACCGAATAATCCACCTTCTCCTTTTTCTTCGATATGGTTTTATCATCCTTATCATCCTTCTCATCATCCTTCGCAGTCTTCTTCTTTCGCCTTTTCTCTTGCTTAGAAGACCTCTCCTTTCTCTCTTCTTTGTCCTCCTTGTCCTCCTTGTCCTCCTTGTCCTCCTTGTCCTCATCCATATCAGCCGTTTGGAGATACACCTTCTTTAATTTCTCATAAGGAAGAACAATCAGCAAACTGTCCAAATCAAAAGCTTGTCCCACAAGCTCATCATCCAACGGTTCACGTCGATTCTTGAAATTGATTGTCTCCACCAAATAGTAAACCTTTCCCTGGAAAGGACTTTCACCAACACCGATTCGCAGAGTTTTCCCTTCATCCTCCAAATGGAAAAACCGATGATATTCATCTTCCTCATCCGCGTCCCTGATCTCCTTGTCAAGCAGTTTTCCGAACCAATGATGACTGATCTCCCAAAGCTGAACTCCCTTTTCAGGTTCCGCGTGATCATAAACATTCCACAATTGACGCTCACTCGGTGCTAACTGCCTGATCAAATCTTCATCACCTTCCGGATCACGCATCTCTTTCTTCCTTGCCTCACAAATTGGACAAGGCTTTTTTGCTGTCATCCTTGGACATACAAAACGCTCTTCATTCGGACCAATGCCACGATGTGTCCAGAAAGAGCGTTCATAGTGCAACTCTCCTTCTTCTGCAAAAGGATTGTTACTTACTGTCACATCATACGGAATGATGTCAATCCTCTTTGTTCCTTCCCTATCCAACGAAAACAGATTCACCCCATCCGGCAGTTTCAAAGTTGTAGACTCCCATCCACTCTTATGTGTCTCCACCCTCTTCTTCGCAGACGAATACTTCCGCTTCTTCTTCACCATAATAAGCTCTCTTTTTCTAAGTGACACGATTCATTTACTACTACGTCGTTTACCTTTTCTCCTCAGAACTCTTTTCTTCGCTAACTCCATTTCCTCCTTTTCATCTGATCCTGCTTTCGGTTCTGAATAAAATCCAGACAAGTGCAAACGCACTAGATTTTCTAAAGTCCTTTTTCGATGCTCCAAGCCATTCACAACACCTTGTGCCAAATCCGATCTAAACTTAGTGTTTATCACCCTCTTCTGTGCATCCCTATAGGATCTCTCCGCAACAATAGCAGACTCAAAATGTTTTTCAGCCGGTTTAGTGGGTAATCCATATTTGCTAGGTTTCCCACGCATGTCTAGATTCAACTCTGCCCTCACTAACTCTAACTGGTTCTTTGCTCTATCCCACTCTCTTTTTGCCCTTACGGCTCTTTCCGTCCACTTCATCACCAACATGCAATGACCAACCCACTCATTATCAAGATCATGTTTATCAACTGCAAGAATTGATGTGTCCACCTTTTACCCTCTCATCAAATTATAACAAGCCAATGCCAACCCCGCTTTTTTTGACTCATAGAAATTATCTTGGAATTGCTCAATCACTTCCGACGCTCTTTTACCCAACGTTCCACCTTTGAACAACATAATTCTAGCAAGTGCCAATACACCATATCTAATTGATTCTTCACCTTCTTCCACACTACTCAAAACCTTCACCATATCTGGCCATGATGCTTGACGATTAAACAAAAGACTTCCTATCTCTCTTGCTTGCCCCTGATAATCATTCTTTTGGATTATCTCCAACTGCTCTTCTTTAGTCTCTACTCTCATTATCGAGTCAAGAGTATTTAGTACCTGCCTAGCACTCCCTTCCGCACATGCCGCAAGCTTGTCCTTCACTTCTGCCGATAGCTTCACTTTCTCCAATTCAAGCACTCGACCTACAACTACTCTCAAGTCCTTTTCTTTCAGAGAACCTAACTTCACCTGATGTGCCCTTGTGTGTATTGTCTTCTTGAGTTTTTGCGGTTCTGTCGTACTCAAGAAAAAGTAACGATTCTCTGGGGTATCCTCCAACACTTTCAGAAGAGCATTCTGAGCATCACCTGTAAGCTGATGAGCCTCATCAATTAACCACACTCTCGACTGACCAGAAACAGGAGAAAGGCGAACACGCGATTCCACATATCGAGCAAAATCAATACCACGCTTAGATGAAGCATTTACTTCATAGAAGTCTGCCTTATTACATTTAACCATTCGTGCCAATATTCTAGCTACCGTTGTTTTCCCTACTCCTGACGGGCCACTCAACAAAATGCACTGAGGTATTTCCCCCCTTTGATGTAAAGACTTCAACGCCTTTATAGCCCCTTCCTGCCCAACAACATCATCCAACTTTTTCGGTCGATACTTACGATACGATTGCATCACGTCTCCTATTTGTCTTTATCAACACACTCTGATTGAATGATAGCCAAACGCTTTTTAGCTGTTTGAAAACACCCACTATCAACATCATTTTCTGTTCCTATGTATTTCCTACCCTCCATCAAAGCAGCTAATCCCATTGAACCACTTCCCATGAAAGGATCAAATACAACCCCTCCTGTCGGTGTTGAGGTCAATCTAAGTAAATACTTCAACAAGGCTTTTGGTTTGACTGTAGGATGCTTATTAACTACTTTATTGCCCATAGTGCGTTCAGCTTTTGAAGCTTTAGCACAGTAGAAAAATCGAGAAGCAGAACCAGAGTCACCAAACCGCATGCCATTCCCATCATGCTGCCCTACACCAAACAAACCTCCCGCTTGATCCTGCTTTGCTTCTCCTCCTTTGCGTTTACTTCCCGCCCCATGCACATCAGGAAACACCTCCATCACTTCGTCGCTACCATCGTGGATGAGGTTGGCAGGCCAGCGACCGAGGGGCGATTGGGCTCCTTCTGTGCTTGGCTTGCACTTGCCGTACCTGATGCCGTCTCCCAGCTCGCGGTTACCGAATGAGAGCGTGTCTTCGGTCTCTACCCTACACCCATCCACATTCAATCCTGCTACACCATGCTCCAGGGCATTTGCAGCAAAGGTTCCCTCTAGTGGTTTCATGGCTACGATGATCGGTTCCCATGCTGGCTTCAGCGCTGTGCCCCAGCCGTCCCAGAGTTGAGCGAGGGGAGTGGAGGGGGCGGTGATACTAGACCCTTCATTCTCGTCTAAGTGTGGCTTGCCATAACTACCCCCAGTGATATTTGTTGTCCGCCCTGCACGATTTGGGTTTGTTCCCACCACCTCCCTCTCCGCTCCCGCTGCTTTGTCGATAGCTTTTGAAATGGTGTGAGATTTTGGAAAGCCTGAT